CCGACACAGCATGTGTGGGAAGCATCCAGCAGACCAGAACATTGGGGCAAATATCGATGCCCCTTGGTTTCCAGAAACACCAAATGATTGATAATCAGTACCCTTAGCGGCAGATTCTTTAGCAGTAGCAGAAATGGACTCAACAAATTCAACCATTTGTTGACAAACAGAAACGTAATCATCGTAGGCAGGGATTTCCGATGGGTGCGGGAGAATCATGTTCTCTTTGCTTGCTTTACCTATGCCGCTATATAGTTTTGACATTTTACACTCCAAATCCAAAAATTACAGAAAAGCAAATTAAATTACCTAATTCAATAATTGCTTTTCTTTGCTCTGCTTCATCAAAAGTAACCATTATAGAATTTCTAACTAAATCATAATTAGATTCAGTTATCAACTGTGGATCAAGACCAGCAAGTGTTGTTATATAGTAACAACGCTGTGTATAGTAATCTCTTTGATCTTGTTCATCGTAAGGTATCATAATTCCTCGCTAACAAAAACACTGTCAATCATGACGCAACCGGAATTCTCAGTAACTTGATTCTCAAGCCATGATTGAAGGTGCAAGCCAGCCTCAGCGCCAACTGGATATCCCCTTTCTCGCTGAATCATTTCTATATAATTTGCAACTTCTTCTTCCGGTGTCATATTCATCCAAGAGCAGTGATTTTACTATCAATTATAAAAATTGATGCACAAATCTTTTCAATTCTTAACTGTTCCGACGCAGCCAATCCGACAATTTCTGCGGGATTAGCGGTATCAAAAGAATCGGGATCCTCTCCGTGCCTAAGCAAAATTAATGCCAGTTCACCAATAAGTGTTTCTTTTGATGTATTCAATATTTCTCGCTGTCTTTCAGTCGCTAAATTACTAAAAAGAGCCATTATTCCTCCTTACTACTCATTAATTATAACATATGTTGTGCCAGAACCACCAGAGGTTCCGGTCGCACCAGCAGTTGTTTGGTATGTTATACCAGTAGGTTCACTATCGCTAATTAATATTATTGCTCCACCACCACCGCCATTGCCATCTCCACCAGTACCACCCGTAACAGCGGGCGCAGCAGCCCCGCCAGCCCCACCAGCACCACCGGCATAATGAGCAGCAAGATTGCATATATGACTAGCATGAGTCGCATTATAATTACCATTACATACTGTGTGGTGAGCATTTGATCTTGTATGACCAGTCACTGTATGGTGATTAGTCTGAGAAGCATTGCCATGAGCTGTGCAGTCGCCAGTATTTGGGTGATATTGAGTACATACTGTGTGGTAGTTTGTTTGAGAAGCATAATGTGTAACTGTATGATGAGCATGTGATTGTGTATGTCCAATAGCATTACAGTTTGATGTATTCACAGGAGATGTATGCGAATTACAACCGGCAATATTTGTGTTGCCCGTCTGACCGGCGTTTACAGTCAAATCAGGAGCATCATTGCCTGCTGTACCAGCAGTGCCTGGATTCCCAGTAGTACCCGCAGATCCAGCAGTGCCATCGCTACCGTTTGCAACAATAAAAGAATTACTGGAAGTAATATTTTTAGCAACAATCAGAGCAACAGCTCCTCCAAACCCACCAGTTCCACCCGCACCACCAATGCCGTCAGTAGCGCCAGTAGCGCTTCCATCATTACCAGAATAACCTTTACCGCCAACTGCTCCCACAGTATTAGCATTTGTTACAAACTCACCAGGCGACCCTTCTGCGCCGGCTTTGCCGGTCCAAGTATCAGAATTTGTATAAGCGGCAGTATTAGCACCAGTCGCACCTAGCGCACCACCGCCTCCACCGCTTAAAACACCAAGAGTGCCATCATCATTGAATCTACAATTAGCAGTTTCTAGAATATCTTCCAGAACCCAAGACGGAGCAGAATTGACTGTTCCACCGCCTCCACCACCGCCAAGAGCATAGTTAACAACAGTACTATTCAAAGTACCAGTAACAGACTGAGTTGTAACAGTAGTTGTAGAATTTGATGCAACAATGTAAGAATCTGTTAGATCAAGAGTATCTTTCACAAAAAGACGATACCCGTTTAGATATAGATAAGAATTATCTAAAGTAAGATTGTCATAGTACATGTCTGATGTTAAAGTTACGGTTGTGCTAGTTAAAGTATCGTCACCATCAGTACCCTGTCCATATATAGCATCATTACCTATCCGCTGTGCTATGGACGATCCAAACTTTGAAATATTGCTCATATCACACCAACTGCATATAATTGACAGTGCCGGATGAACCAGTACCGTTGCCAGCAACACTTGTGCTGACATTTGATGGCAGAGTCGCGCCAGATGAAACGATCAAAATAACTCCACCGCCAGCATTGTCTGCACCACCATCTGCACGAAATGTAGCGTTAGTAACGGAAGCAGTAGATGCTATATAACGAGCAGCACATATAATTACACCACCACCAACGCCAGTAGACCCGCCAGCGCCACCGCGAAGATATGTTGGTCCACCAGATGCAGTAATTGAATACCCCCTGACAGCCTGGTGTGGTTGCTTAAAGTAGTTTGCACCACCTAAAGCACTTGTTGGTACTGTTGCTGTATACGTGCCAGAAGAACCATTACCGCCAAGACTATGGGTAACGCTTGTTTGAGAAGCACCACCCTGTTGAATTGAGCCAGTGGTAGACCATCCAGTATTTGCGGGCCAACCAATAACTGATGCATCACCAAGTGTAAGTATGTTTTTAACAAAAATACGATAACCATTAGGTTGTAAACTCACGTTATCATTAATTGTTAAATTATAACAATATACATCTCTATCAAGAGAATAGATACTAGAACTTGGCGAAAAACCAAGCACAGTTGACGAGCCATCAAAAACGACCGAACCATCATCTCCAGTGCCATAAACAGCATCTGGCGCATCAAGAAACTCTGCTAATGAATTACTGCCATACCTATTTACAGAACTCATTATGTCTCCTCAATACCAACCACCGTTATATTGACAGAAGTTGCAGAAGAGCAAAATGCTGTAATTTGATCGCTATTAGTAGCACTAGCAGCAGAGCCGTTATTGACTAGTACAATATCGCAATCAAAAACAATAGTCTCATTAGCCGCAACATTCATACTACTAATCACATCATGCGTATTAGCCTCTGCAACACCAAGAGGCTTCAGACGAACAGTAACCGTTTTGGCTGAAGCAGTTGTATTCGTTAATATAATCTGCTTAACTAGCGCAGTTGTATATTGTGGAACAGTGTAATAATCTGTAGTTGAAGCTGTTAACTGCGAGGGGCCGACGAGTCTTTTCTTAACAGAATAAACTTCTTTCCCAGGAGAAACGCTTGTATTAATAAGATTAGGCATATTCGACTCCTGATATTGTAAATGTTATATCACTTGCACTAGATGAAACGTATAATGCACTATTGGCAGGCAACACAACAGAAGTATTATAGTACATAACATCGTTCTTGATTATTAAAGCATCTTTAATAATTGCATTATCCGCAGCGGCACTCGCTCCATCAACAAGGATATGAATAGAAGCAGTAGCATTTGATGCATTGCTAGTATTACAAATATTTATTGATTTAATTATAGAATACAAACCAACCGTATTCGCAACTGAATATACGCTTGATCCAGTACTGTTACCCTGATACATTAATTTGGGTGTTAAATTTGCCATCAGCTAGCCTCCATCCAATGTAAAATTTGATTATTATAAGTTGTTGAATTCATATCCTGAATTGTTGTAGCATCCAGAACATGATCAACAAGAGCACCCGCGCTATGCGAGCCAGCAGGTGTTCCATCATAACCTCTTTGACTTACAGTAATTGTATTGGATGTTCTAGATGAGCAAAGAAGCTTTTCTTCAGATAAATTACCACGATCTAAAACAATTACAAAACTATTTCCAGAAGAACCATCTGGGAAAGTAGAGCCATCAGATACAGATATCGTTGTTGCTGTATTTGAAATAGAAGAAGACAATGTAGTTGAAACAACGTTACCAAGAATTTCTCTTCTCTCCATCTCTACCTCTTTCTGTTAGTCAATGCTAATGTCAAGGTCACCAGTTGCAATTCTTAATGTGTCACCAGCATCAAGAGATTTATTTGCAGTTAAAGTGCCATGAACCAATAGATTGCCGCCTGTTGATGCATCATGTATTCCAATAGCAACGACTGTACAAGCTGGCATATCTGCAAAATCTAAATTAGAATCATTCTGTGTCGCACCGCTAGACGCAGCATCAAAGGTTGCTGCTTGACGAGCATAGGAACCGCCAGTAACCTCAGTTCCAGCAGTTGAATCAGTAGGCGCTACAGTATACAAGGCAACATGAACAGATGCCGGTGCAGTATACGAAGTTGTTCCAAGAAAATGATCCAGTAATTTATTTTCTAAATAATCACTAAGATTACCTGCCATTAGTTATTCTCCTTATAATAATCTTCAAGTTCCAACTGACTTGGTAACCTGAAGTTATCTAAACCTAACAGATGATCTGCTTCATCTATATCAAGTTCATAAATTCTATTCTCTCTAGTAAATCTAAAACCAGACTTTGTTACATAAGCGGATCCACTATCAAAGTAAACGAACTTTTTACCAGACTTTGCTTTTGCAACTTTTCTTTTAGGATTTTCATTACTATCAGTTTTAACAACTTTTTCTTTAGGAGCAGCCGGCTTAGATGCTTTCTTAGCAGGAGCAGGCGCTACGTGTTCTGATTTAATAACATTTTCACTCATACCAATCAATATTATCATAAAATCATTTATAAAACACCAAGGGCCGGATTTTTTGTCCGGCCCTTGGCATTCTTAAGTTGTAACTACAACAGCCCTAAGATCAGAGCGAACGCAGTTTCACGTTCTTGGCAATCACATACGAATCAGCATTCTCAATGTTCGAAGCAACTCGCATATACTGCGTGTACTGAATGGTGTCGGTCTTCGGCTGGAACTGACGGTACACCGTGATGTCACGATGCAGACCAACAATTCTGTTGTTGGGCTGAGTCAGCTCAACATAGCCGTGCGAACCAGCAGCACCAGAGTAGTCTCCGGTCACGGTCTCAGGCATCAACGGAACCTCAACCAGCGGGATACCAAACGGAGCCAGACCGGTTGCACCTGCACCACCATTGGCGCGCATAGCGCCAGTGAGGAATGCGGCATCACCGACCGTGGAACCGGGCGACGGAGCGCCAGCGGTAGCCTCAGTAGCAGAGTTCGGGTTCGAGAGGCTAAAGATAGCATCCTGAACAACGCCAGAGCCAGTGAAGAACTTCAGTTCATTACGACGCTGCAAGTACTTCGTCGGCAAGTTACGGAGAACACGATCAAACGTAGCTCTCGAAACATTGTTACCGCCCTCATCGACGGTCGTACCGCTAGCAAGAGCCAGCTTCACGAAACCATCAAGAGCCTTCAACAGAGTGTTGGCCGAAGAGGTGTTACCATTGATAAGGAGATCATCCATATCATTGGCGGTCTGACGAGCCATCACCTGAGCAATATGATCCTCAAGCGACGGGCCTTCGATGTTGTCCTCAAGGGACTCAGTGCTGATCTCCCAATCCAGGCGCAGTTTAACGCTCGAAAGCGAAACCTTGCTGAAGGTAACAGCGGCATTCGAGCCAGAATCGGTAGCCTCGGTTGCCTTAGCCAGCAGGCGAGTACCCACCGACAACTTGTCGATATCCATCGACGGGGTGCGCATACGAACGACGCGCGAGTTCTGCATGAGCACAGACTGATCGATCACGAAATCAAGGAAACGATTTGCCTGCTCAGCATTGAGAAGTCCACCAGAAGCGTTACCGACAACGCTAGTGGTCACTTCGTTAGCCTTTGCTAAAATATCTTCTTGAGTAGCCATTTTTTTATATTCCTCCTAAAATCACGACTTGTAGCCAAGGGACTTAACCAGACCCTCCGGCAAGTAAATGTTTCCCCAGAACGACTTGTCAGACTTCTTCAGCTCTTCGCCTTCAGCATCATCGTCGTCTTCTGGATCTACGCTCTTCTTAATTGCACCAGCCGAAGCAAAAGCATCAACCTTCTCGGCCTGCTCAGCAACAGCATTCTCAGCCGAAGCAAGCTTCTCAGCAAGTTCAGCATTCTTTTCTTCAATTCCCTTGGTCAGGTCATCAATCTTAGCGGTAACACTGGCCTCAACCTCTTCTTTTAAAGAAGCGGCAAAATCGGTGAGCCTCTGATCGATAACACTTCCGAGGGCTTCCTTAAGGATGTCAATATCCATATCTTCCTCCAGTGTGTTATTTTCCGCTTCAACAATTTCGGTTGAAGCAATTACTTCGGTTTCATCAGACTTAGAAATTTCTTCATCTGGAACCAACCAATTGATGAATCTCTTCATCAAAGAAAGTCTACTATCTTCAGATGAATCCACAGTATTCACCCTACCATAATTATCATCATTTTGCAAATTATCAATAGTAATTTCATCAAGCATATCTGATTTAATAATTTCTTCCATCAGTTCAAGCTCCTTTATATTATCATATTCTTCACAGCTATTGCATCCACATGAACAAGTTTTTTCAAATTCAATAAGATCAGATTTCGATGTGCAATTATCTAACTGACGGACCTTTGATCTGGCCCAAACCCAACCAGGAGTGCCACCCCAAAGATTCCATGCAATGCGACCATTTGACGGATAACCATCATCGCCAGGATCAGCCCCTGTTGCTCTTAAATCAACAGCATGACGAGGAAAATACCTAGCGACTTTTCTAACAAATTCAGGGCTGACAGATCCACCGGCAGCAAGGCGGCGAGCAGAGCTCAAGCCGACACTTGTACCACCACGACCATGCTCTTTTCGCTGATCAAGGCCAACCCTTGCCATTCTCTGGACCGACTCAGGGATAGTAAGATTTATATCACCACAAGCGATTTTAAGAATGTAGTCAAGATTACCGTCATCAGCCATCTTAACAATATCAATAACTGCATTTTGATTTGCAGGATTATCCACTAAACTTAACTCACCAAGTTCGTATTTTTTAATAATAGAAGCAGGTCGGCCTCTGAACATTTTCTTTGAATCAATTTCTCTTTCAAGAATTCGACCACCAATAGAGAATGAACGCAGAGTCCCATCTAACACTTTTTCCCAAGTATCTTGAGCGCCTTTGGAAATATAAGCCTCAACTTTCATTGCATTATATTCCTGGCCATCGTCGCCTTTAATTTTGACAGGCTCATACTTGATCGCCTTGCCAACGGCAATGGGGGAATGCATTTCACGAATGTTTCCCGCCCATGAACTAAATGCCTCTATTGAGGCGTTGAAATCAACGATATCACCAGATTTATCAATATTGTCAGCAGTAGCAATACCAATGACAATACGCTCTTCCCTCTTGATCATATCGATTGGAAATGTAAGATTTAATTTTTCCATAGTAAATATAAGAATACCACAAAATTTATATAATATAAACTAATAAAGGCCGCTAAA